CTGTTGAGAACACACTTTATCAAGATGGTGAACAAGCGAATACATTCAAGGCTTTCGATTCAACTCAAGAAGAAGAAACCTATTCAATGGTTACAGCAAACCGTTTCTGGTCTCAGATCTTTGGTATTGCATTCAGTAATAAGAGGTGGTTACACTTCTTTATGTTGTTTGTTCCTGTTATGGGTCTGTGGACAAGTTCCATCGGTATTATTGGTCTTGCTCTCAACCTTCGCGCTTATGACTTTGTTTCCCAAGAAATCAGAGCATCTGAAGATCCCGAGTTCGAAACCTTCTACACCAAGAACATTCTCTTGAATGAAGGACTTCGTGCTTGGTTGGCACCAGTAGACCAACCCCATGAGAACTTTGTCTTCCCTGAAGAAGTTCTTCCTCGTGGTAACGCACTGTGAACCACTATCTTGTTTTTGTTTACGGTGTGTGTTTTTCTCTTATTGCAGGAGGTGCCTTTGCCTTGATGTGGTCTAATATCCGTGATATCAATAGAGTCATGGATCAACCTAAACCACGTCATCCCGAGGCACCAGTTCCTGGTGATGAACTTATGTACGTTGATCTCTCTAAAGAAAAATTAGAGAACCTTTATAATCAAGACTGATGGAACTTATTCAACCTGACGATCCACAATACTTCTCACAGACTTCTGATCGTTTGTATGATCGACATCACTACAAAGTTGTAGGAAAGAATGGAGATAGTATTGTGGTTGACAACTGGCAAACTGCTCATGAGATATGGTGGAATCGAAAAGTATTCCTTTCACATATCGAAGTCCTGGATGTAAACAATCCACCACATAAGGCTCGTTCACAAAAAGGTTTTGGTTGACACCACCTTATAAAGAGTATATACTGGAGGGGATGACCCTCCTTTTTTAATATTAATATATAATATGACAAAAGATGAATCAAAGTCCTGGAGGGAGGATTATAAAAAGTACACTAACGACCCAAGAGATCTTAAAAGATTAGAGGAGGGTGCCGTATCTTTGGCATCTTCTTGGCATCTTCAAGCCATGTATAATAAGTGGAAAAAGATCAAGGGTATTGAAGAACCCGAACCTCCAAACTGTCAGTCATCATTCAAAGAGTGGAACAAATCCACAGAGGATCAATGAACGATCACAGTATTTTCCCCCTATTTCGTGATCAAATAGGGGGATTTCTAATAGCACTAATCACAATCTCGATTCCATTTCTTATTCTACTATGAACAACTTCGCAGTTTATTCAAAGATTGGTTGCCCATATTGCACTAAAGTTCTTGGTGCATTACAACTTGCTGAGTTGAGATTTGTCGAGTATAAACTCGGTAGAGACTTTAACAAAGAGGGATTTTATGAGGAGTTTGGTCAGGGTGCAACCTTCCCACAAGTCCTTGTAGATGGAAAAAAACTTGGCGGATGCATGGAAACTGTTAAATATCTCAGAGAAAATAAACTTGTCTGATGAAGGACGAACTCTACGACGTTGTAGAAAAAACTATAGATTACGCATTCGAAGGTAGATACATGTTGAACATGTATGAATATCTGAAGAGTAATAAGGCGTCTAGAACAGTCGTAGAAGAGTTTCTGATGAGTTGTACTGCCACTGAGGTTAAGAACCTTGTACTAGACCTTGAGGGGTATCTAGAGGGTGGTAGTGACGACACTCACAAACAATTACGTGAGGGTTATGGTCATCTTGGTAAACCAGAGGCAAGGAAAATAAAAAACTATCTAATGAAAATTCTTGACGATGCAGAAAGATACCGACATGACAAAAGACCAGGAAGGAAACCAAGACTCTCTAAATAATGACAATGAATCTCCGAAAATGAATCGGGGGTTTGAATTATTACTCAGAAATAAAAAGAGGAGGACACCACCAAAGACTTTTCAAGTAAAGTTTGGAAAAATGGTCTCCTTCTTTCGAAGAGAGTTCCATTTTTTCTTAGACATTCAGTTTGACATAAGAAAAAAGGAGGGCTAAGATGTTAGCAGTCACACTTACACTATCTTCGATCATTTCAATCATGTTTCTTTTGGTTGGAGGGGTCATCGGATATCTTTTAAAAGAGTATGTAATCGAGAGGAACTCAACACTTATCCCAACACATCCAGAGATGTTTGATGAAAATGGAATGGTCATTCCAGACGACATCCTGGCAGTTAGATTCGAAAACAACCTTGAGGACTTTGATTCTGAGGATTGACACCCACAACTAAGTATATTACACTGATACCATGGCAACAAAATCTTTCACCGTGAAAACAAAATTACCACCCAACCCTTTCGTACATGAGATCTTTGAGTTGGTTTCTAAACAGAGATCCAAAGCAAAAAAGGTTGAGGTTCTGAAGGAACAACGGTGTGATGCAATCACCGCTCTTCTCATCTGGAATTTTGATGACTCTGTAGTTTCTCTCCTTCCGACAGGAGAAGTTCCATACGAGAAAAATGAAGTTCCTGTTGGTACCGACCATACATCCCTTCGTAAAGAGTGGAAGAATCTTTATCACTTCGTAAAAGGTGGTAATGATAGTCTGTCGAAGACCCGTAGAGAATCTATGTTTATTCAGATTCTTGAGGGTCTTCATCCCCATGAGGCTGACATCCTGTGTCTTGTAAAAGATAAAGCACTCACATCAAGATTTAAAATTTCAAAAGAAGTTGTTTCAGAAGCATTCCCCGATATTCAGTGGGGTGGTCGGTCTTGAGTAAGGATATTAAATTCATTCACCAGGATTGTGATCCCTCTCTAGCGGACGATAAGACTCTTCCTTATTCTGCATATCTGGTTGAGTATCTTCAGGACGGTATGACCAAGTTTGATATTGTATCTGCTGCAAAACAAGTTGATATCTTTGATCATTACTGGGATAATTATCGTCATGATTTCAAAAACATGACTCAGACAGAAGGTAGAATCAATCCAAAACTTTGGGGAAATTCAGAAAAGAAAAAGAAATGAGTAAAGGATTTGATGTTAACTTTGAGGGGATTGATATGGACCCAGATATGGTTCAGTCAATTCTTAAAAAATATAAGAAAATTAAGAAATATCAAAGGTCAAACATCTTCGAGGTTAAGACGATGGACGGTACAGAAGACATCGTTTCTGAGATGATTAAGGAGGGTGAAGAATACGGACCACTTGACTAAATACTTGTAATGGTCTATACTAGACCTACGTTCAACCCACTTCGGTGGGTCGCAAGTAAGTCGCGGAACGGAGCGTTCATCCCATGATTGAACTTCTACTTTATTCAGGCATTGTCTGTGCAGATGCTGATGCTATTGTTCTTCGGATTCAAAAGCATGAGACTCTGAAACCAGAGTGGAAACTCGAACTGGTCGAAACCGTAAAGGAATCTACACCAGAATGTCTATGGGACGCAAACGACTGAAGGAACGGGAAAAAAACGGATCCTCGGAAACGAGAGAAGGTTAATTTTCACCCTAGTATTTCAGGAGTAAGACAAATGAACACCTTAAATCTCATCAAGAAGCAAATCGAGAAGGCATCTGCTCTTCACGATGCGCAAATTGCTAACACCGCATATCGTGGTGTTCAGTACACCTGCAAGCAGGATGGTGATGAAGTACATGGTACTTTTTGCTATCGTGGTCGCACGTATGTAAAGTGAGATGGAAGCACTACAAATTGCTGGGATCGTATCCCTAAGTTCTGTAGCATTCCTTTCACTGATATACGGAGAGATTAAAGTTCTTTCCAAATAAACACAGAGGGGTTGATCCCCTCTTTTTTTATGGTATAATATCTGGACAACAACATCTATTGTTATGGAGAAAGACAATCTTAAGTTAATCATTAGAAACCTCAGACTTCTTCTTGACGCATTGGAGTCGGAGGTGTATTCTGATCCTGAAGCATATGTAAAGACGGAGGAAACACTTCCTCCTCTCCCTGACTATGATGAGGTATTCGAAGATGACGAATGAGGACTGGAGGTACACGGAGGAGAGGATGAAACTCCGTGAACAATGTCTTAAAGTTTTGTTAAATAGGTATGGTAGTGGTCG